AGAACTTGCAAATCACCGAACTCAAGATCATGCAGCATTTCAGCGCGATCTTCTTTGGGTGTATCACCCGTTACAAAATCAGCACGAATACCAGCGCGTAAAAATGCTTCACAAACGTGCTCGGCGTGTAGGACTGTCGAGCAAAACACAACGGTCTTGCGATCCCCCGCCTTGTCTTTCCATTCGTCTACGATGCGCTCGTTAATCACACTGCGATCCATAATCGCGGCGACTTCCTCCATGTCATATTCTTTGCCACGGCGCGTTACGTTTTCAAGCTGATCGTTTACGCCAAGGTCAATGACATATGACTTGGGGCGAACGAGAAAGCCTTCTCGGATTAAAGTCGCCATTTCGATCTGGTGTGCGCAGTTGTTAAAAACGTCTCGTAATCCCTTACCGTCACCGCGGTTTGGAGTGGCTGTAAAGCCCACAATCTCTGCGTCTTCGTTGTCTTCAAGAACTGCGTCGATCACTTTACGATATGTTGGAGCCGCCGCGTGGTGGCCCTCATCAATAACAACCATGTCGAACTTTGGTCGATCACGCAGATTGCGATCACGCGACATAGTTTGCACCATTGAGAATACTGCGTCACCATCCCAGTGCTTAACTGTTCCGTTTACGATGCTTGTGGTGATGTATGGATTTACGCGCTCGAACTTATCTTTATTCTGGGAGACCAATTCGTCTCTATGCTGAACAACCAGAATACGCTTGCCTTTATTGTGGCGCTTGCCAACGAGAGCGGACAACATGATTGTTTTCCCAGCCCCTGTAGGAGCAACAACCAGTGTGTTTTTGTGCTTGTCTAACGCTTTACATGCGTCAGACACGGCTACCTCTTGGTAGGGTCTGAGTAACATAATAATACCTATTTGCTAGATTAGTAAGTTGGGGGGATTAGCGGCCACGGCCCCCCTATCCGTGTTCTAGCAGGCGCGGAATGGCCCTGCCGCTAGCTTACTTTTGAGCCCAAGAAGGAACTGCTCCGTTATTTTGCGGAGGAGTTGGCGCTTGTGGCGCAGCATTTGGTGCAAGCGTAGTCTGTTGCATTGGAACGCCGCCTTGAGGCAGAAACTCGCTATTGTTAGGCGTGAGAGCGGCTGTCAGTTGGTTACTGTCCTTATAGCCGTTCGTGCCTTTCTTAATGCCAACTTTTGCACAGATTTCCATGCCGCTCAAGTCCATCATATTACTGATATTACGGTTTTGCTGCGCTTGAGGGCTCATGTCTGTGGGATCAATATTACGTCCACTTTCCACAATCGACTTCAAAGTGCGAAGACCAATCTCTTTTGCCAACGGCATACCGCTTGGGCCTATCTTGTCGCCATCGACAAACACACTGTGCCAAAACTTACGGCGATCAAACTCGCCACCAATGATTGTGAACTCAAGGTTCATCCACTTAGCCGATGTGCTTTGTGACTTTTTAAACCATGATCCATGTCCGAACTCTGGCAATTCCATGTCGCCTTGCTGCACAAGAACTACTGCGCGAACCACTGAGCCGTTTGGAATCAGTGAGAACTCTTGGTTTTGTGGGTTTGTGTCTGCTGGTACGTTATTAAAATTAAGCATTATGCTTCTCCTTCGCTAGAAGTTTGAGTTGTAGGATCGACAAACGTAAGATCGTTGTCGGTTAGTGGTGAGCCGTTGTTCATCTTATCAATCAATTTACCAAGATGAGGTTCTTCGAGAGTGTCTAGTCTGCCAGAGCGATCCTTTGCTGGATAGCCCCATTCGTTCAAAGGTTGACACACAAACGCACGATACTGACCGTGATCACCTGTCAGAACTGCCATTGTGATTACTTCGTCCACAATACCGGGCAATTCTCTGCCAGTCTTCGCGCCTTCGATCTGCATGTTGTATTGCTTACGACCATAGTCGTCTGTGACCTCATCCAAGATTCCAACAAAGATCACGTTCTTTGCGCGGATGTGCTGGATGTGTGTAAGCCATGACATCATCTCACGACCGTGCATTCCATAGACGGCGCGAGTATCGACCTTGCCAGAACGCTCAGAGCGTGACTCGGGCTGCTGTAAGCACCACTGGAAGCACAAACGACCTGCTACGGTAATTGAGTCCACAAACAGCGTATCATACTTCTGCCATACGTCTGAGGAGTCTCCATACATTGTGGCTACATAATCGTAGTGAGCCTGTCCGTATGGCTGATCTTCTGAAAGAGAGGGGTTAGCACCTCCCAAGAAGCAAGCAAGGTCACGGCACTCTACCCATGTACGAGGACGTACAACGTCGATAGGATGCCCTTCGATTGCTGCATCACCAGCTTCTAAATCCATGAACAGAGTAGTGGCTGGGTTCAGCGTGCGAGCTAGTGTGGTTTTACCCACACCGCTTGATCCGCACACAACAATCTTGTGACCCTTTTTCTCAGCAAGACGCTGATCGGCTGTAATAATCTGCAAAGCCATTATTCAATCTCCTCAATTTTAACAGAGCCAACTTCCACAGTGCGGCACTCCTCAAGATCATCTTTGATTGCAGGAGGGGCGGCTGTGAACTTGCGCTCTTCTACAGCAAACGTCAGCTTGCCATAGTGTTGTGCATTTTCTGGTGACATATTGTTCAACGTGTCACGCAGCGCGTCTTGGTCCCATGTAACTTTCTTGCCCACAGTGACTTTGAGCCTTTGATTGCCATGCGCGATTTGCGCAGTACCAAAGTCCTTGCCGTGTGACCGCAATACGTCTTTTGCTACAGGTAAAAATGTATCGGACAGTTGCTCTTCAACGTCCTTGAGTTCGATACGCAACTCGCTAATTACATGCTTGAGTTCGTCTCGACGCTCAAATAGTTCATGACTATTCATATCGCTTCTCCGCTTTAAATTACTAGAACCCTATATATGGAATACTATGGGACGAACGTCAAGAACTTTTTTTGGAAAGAAATATATCTATGCCTAGACAAGCCTTCATGAGCTTCTTTTTCAGTTTAAATTCAGGTGTTTCTACGCCCTTGGCGTCTTCAATAATCTCATGCCACTCGCCATTCTTGTCTTCTCGCTTGTAACGGAAGTCAGCAATGTAGGCGCATATCTTTTGGTCATTTACGATCAGGTTAAACCTAACCTGTAGCTCAAGGTCTTTGACGCGCCCAGCGCGTTCGAGCGATTTTATATATAGATAACGCTCGGCTTCCCACTTCGAATCAAACTTGATTCCATTGACTACGGTCTTCTTATTACCGTACTTGGGCCTTGACCTTTTAAGTCTGGGATTGTATGTCTGTTTTGGTAACATTATGGGAACGATTCTAATGCCAAACGCAAACAAGTACAAGTCAATAGGTGTTAGCGTAGACACCTACAACAAGATTGTTGAGATAGCCTCTAAGGAACGTCGGAACATTTCGCAGCAACTTTCATTGCTTGTGGACGCTGAATATAGTGACCAAGGGTTCAAAGCATCCAAGCCAGCAAAAGTTTATGCTGGCGGACTTAGCTCTGTAATCGAAGACTAAAGAAGTCCCGCACTTCCAAGGCCACCTAGTAGTGATAACGCCACTGCTGGGTCTCCTTTAGCGCGATCACGAATACCCAACATACCGATAGGTGGCTGCGCTTTAGGAGGGGCAGTCATTGCTTTAGGAGGGGCAGTCATTGGCAAAGGAGGCAAAACTTGAGGAACAGGAGTCGTGCTGCGCTTTGTCTGCATATTTGACTGAATTAGTGCCTGACCTTGATTAGCAGCACTTGTAAAAGACTCATCAGCGGTTTGAGCAATTCCTTGGTTTATACTGCTTTTAAGAGCATCTGCTATAAGTTCACCAGCTATTTGACCCTTTGTCTTGATGTCCGCACCTTTAGACGCATCCTTAAATTTCTTTAAAAAGGCTGCGTAAAAAGGTCCGCTGGAAAAAACTGAACCAATAACACTTAATTTAGCGATTGTCCCTAAATTCTCTAAAGGACTAGCTGCTATATTTGCTGCAACCAAATCACCACCGGGAGCAGATTCTCCCAACAGTCTCATAATGCGACCAAACTGTAACATATCCTCGCCCATTTCATCGCCAAATATTTCTTTTATTTTGGCTTGATCTTTAGAAAACTTGTTTCCAAGTTTTATAAATTGAGTTTTGTCAGTAAGGAATGTTTTTTCAAAATCTCCTATTAAACTTTCCATGTAATAGCTTCGTATTGTGTTCATATCATCGACGCTATTTGAAAAATAAGATTTCAAAGCTTTTATATCTTCAGCGCGAACTGAGCCGCTCGCCAAATATTCAGCCGCCTCAGTTGGGGTCAATTGCCCCTTAGACAGCTTTTTCATAACCTGATTTTGTGTAAATACTGAAAGTTGGTCTAGTTCCTTAGACAAGTTTTTAAGCAAACCTACAGCGGCCTCATCAGCGCCTGCATTCGCAAACTTAGCTATAACGCTCTCGTCTACATTTCTTAAAGAAAGAGCGTCCATTTGATCTACTAATTTTTTTATTTCACTGGTTTTATTACCAAACAACTCATTCGCTGTGGAACCAAGATCATCAAATTTCTTCTTAAACTTAGCGCCTGACCATTTTCCATTATTTGAGTCTAAAGAATTCTTCAAAGCCCCTCTTAGCCACTCAGAAGCCATTCTTTCTTTTATGGGAGCAAAGGCGTTTGGACCTTTAAAGTTATTAACAATTTTCTCAGCGTCAGAAAGTAACTTGGGGTTGTTTGGCCGAATGAAACTATTAGCCAACCCTGACTCGTTGAACGGAGCGTCATTCTTTATTTTGTTAATTAAATCTTTCTTGCTTATAGCACTTCTAACCGCTTCAAAGCTTTGGTTGCCTCTTTTGTACATTCCGCGAGCTTTATCTAAGTCTTTGGACGCTTGCTTTAACATATCTCTTTGGTCTTTAGTCAGGGTTTGTGCAGCCCTAGTAGGTCTTCTAGTTCCAAGTATTTTTTCTACATTTTTAATGTTGAGTTGATTGTCAATCATAGGCATGAATTTTTCGACAACACCTCCAACTGTATCTGAAGTTATTCGTCCATATTCCGCTTGTCTTAAACTTTTTCTTGCAACATATAATTGAGCAAAAGAAGCCTCATCACCAAGATTTATAATGCTCTGCAAGGCGTCTCTAGCCGCAGCATCATTAGTTCCTGATTGAGCGGCCACATACTTTCTTATCTCTAGCTTTGCATCGTCAACCATTCCCTTAGTTTTAAACAAGCTTAAATTGCCCACAGCATCGTCCATAGTCGCGCTTATTCCCTCAAATGCTTGATCAACCTGACCGTCAAACGCTCTATAAGAATCTTCAAATATCTTAAAAAGATCGGCGTCTATAGCCAAATCTTGATCAGAAGCTTTGCCTAATTGAACAGCTATGTTGTCCATGTGCTTTAAAAGTGCATCTTCTGTAATAGAAACTTTGTTTTTAAGGACTTTTTTGCCCTTTTTAGCGGCTTGACCCAAAACTGAAGAGGTACCTTCAATGCTTGGTTCAGCCAAACCCTCTCGGTACCGAGCCAAATCACTCATGATGTTTTCGTGGTTATCTCTTAAACGCTTAGAAGTACCGAGAACCTTTTCAGAAACAGATTGTTGTCGAGCAGCTAATGACGGGACGTTCAGGGCAGATGCTGAAGGTTTGTATCCCCTCTTATCAGCAGCTAGAATGTCTTTTATTCTTTCTTCAGGCACTCCCTTACCAACACGGCTTGTACCCCTAAGTACAC